GTCGAGAGGAAGGTCGGTTGGGGTGGTGTTTTGTGACTAACCTCTTTTGGGAAACAAGTCGGAATTGGTAAAGTTCCCGTCACTGATGACGCTGGTTTATTAGCAGCATTTTGTGGCAGGAGTATGTCCAAGGACAATTCTGAACTAGTAGAAGATAGGGTTAGCTCATTTTTTCGGTTCTCATTGGCTGAGATAGACAAACTCGTTGATTCCGTTGACTTAAAAGATTGTGAAGATAATTGTGTTAAGCAGTTTTCTGAGCATTATCATGGCAAAATTCCTTTGAGAAATTTGGAATCCTCAATAAATCAATATCTTGATTATTTGAGAGGTTACAATCCACGCAAATTTCTTGAAAACTCAGCTTTTGTCAAGTTGGAGAATTCAGCTAAAGTCGTTGACGGAGTGGTCATGAATAGACCTAGACTTATTATGACCATGAGTGATTTAATGAAAATGGAGTTAATTCCAATTTTAGATATCATTCATCGTTGGAATGAGGGGAAGATATCCGAATTCCAGGTTAAAAACTTGGAACCGGATGCCTTTCTTGAAAAAGTCATGGTTATGACAGGGGTTAAACATCTGGTGACTGATTATTCATCGTTTGAATCTTCTATTTTTGGGAAGATTAGGCAACTTGAAAACTATTGTTTGATTCGGCTTTGTCTAAAAGCCGGGTTGAATGATTTAGCTAGTAGGGTAGTCAAATACATGTATGGTCATCGTGTGTTGAAAACCTCGGCGGGCACGTTTGTTTCAGATTCACGGAATTCAGGTGATTTCCAAACAAGTATGGGTAATGGGTTGATCAATTATCTGCTTGCAAAGTACAATCATTTGGAAAATGGTTCCAAAACTCAATTTAGAATGATAGCAGAAGGCGATGATGGCATTGTCGAACCACAATCTGTTAATATCATCCGATCAAAAGAGTTAGGTTTCAAGTTTTCCAGTGAGTTGTGCGGTTCTGTTGCAGGAGATGTTGATTTTCTGAGATGTCGTTGGATGGATGGTGTTAAGTATTTGAATGTCGGTAGATCAATTAAAATGGTCTGGACTTTGAAGAACAAGACTTTAAGCCGACGTGATATCAAAGCAATTCAGAGGTGTGCTGCTTATAGTATGCATTTGTCTTCTCCGGGTCATCCAGTTCTTG